GACTTACAGACGATCCATTGATCGTCACGGAAGAATTGGCTAAGTAAGTATTGGAAATAGGCGTTGCATTCCAAGTGCCAGCAGTCAACGTCCCTACGCCAGTAATCCCAGTATAAGACCCGCTGATATACGACGATCCAACAGTTCCAGAGGTAATCTGATTACCGTTGATGGCAATAGATGTATTACTTGCGGAAGTAATCTGCCCTTGAGCATTTACCGCAATAGTCGGGACACTAGATGCAGAACCGTAGGACGCAGCAGTAACACCTGTGTTGCTGATGTTAAACGTAGTAGAAGGAGAAAGATTTAGTCCGGTTCCTGCGGTATAAGTAATCGGCGCATTAAATTGCAGGAAAACAATAGCAGTCGTGCCAACTGTAATAGGCAACGGAGTCTGCTGCACCCAAGCGGTAGAGGCGTTAGTCCCATATAACACCAGAACATAATCGCCTGCATCTATCTCATTTGTGCCTGAACCACTGGTGTCATAATCAGTAGCGCGAGTCAGAATAAATGGAGACCCAGCACTACCAGCCTGTGTTACCGTGTAAATACCGTTATACGGCTCATTTGCTCCAGCTTCATCCTTGACCAGCAAACGCTGTCCAGCATTCGGCGAGCCGCCACCAAAAGACAGCGCACCATTAGCATTAGCGGTAATCGTCGCGCCAATACCAGAAGTTCCATTGTTGTAGGTATAAGCAGGAAGCGTTGTTGTAGATGCGTAATTAACCGGCTGATGGTAATTAAGACCAGAAGCAATAGAGTCAACATATTGCTTGGTAGCAACCTGCAAATCAGATACAGGATCTTGCGTGAGAGTAATTGAGGTTAAACCAGCAAGAGTCGTTGCAGTCCCGCCAAGGGATATTGGAGTTGATCCAATAGTCAGAGAACTATTAGTCAACGCGCTATTCGGAATATTGGTAAGAGTATTCGTTGATCCGCTGATAGACTTGTTAGTAAAAGTCTGCGTGCCATTTAGAGTGGCAACAGTAGAATCAATTGCAACAGTAACCGGCGAGGATCCATCATAGGATGTTCCAGACAGGCCAGTCCCGATAGTAAGCGCATTAGGATTAACCGCCGTAACGGTAGTAGAGCCGCCAAGACTGACAGATGATCCATTAATCGTAACGGAACTATTTGTCAGGCTGCTATTGCCAATATTAGTCAGTGTATTGCTTGCGCCACTAATAGACTTGTTGGTTAAAGTCTGTGTATCTGAGAGCGTTGCAACAACAGTGTTGTCGATTGCAACAGTCCCGCTAGATGTGATTGTCCCGCCTGTTAGACCAGTCCCTGCCGTAATGCTGGTAACAGTGCCTCCAGAACCTGTCGCAGACAGAGATCCGCCAGAAAAAGAAACGCCACTGCCAATAGTTACATTGCTAAATCCGCCGGAACCATCACCATACAGAATACTTGTTCCGCTGGTTGCTGGGGCATAATCAGTGCCAGATGTAGCCGCACTAATGGATGTTCCGTTACCCTTTAAGATTCCAGTAACGGTTGTGGTCAGCGTAATTGCAGGAGTCGCGCCACCGCTTGATGTGCCAGCAAATCCATTTGCAGGAACAACAGAAACGGCGGTAACAGTTCCATTGCCCTTACTATTGAAAGTTGACCAATCAGTTGACGACAAATATCCATCAACAGAGGATGTGGCTTTGGGAATTGAAATTGCCGGAGTATTCCCGCCAGAACTAACAATAGGCGCAGTTCCAGTAACACTGGTAACTGTTCCGTCACCCTTATTGTTAAACGTAGTCCAATCTGCAGGGCTTAGAACCCCGCGATTTGTAGCAGATGCGGTAGGAACATTTAACGTAATAACTGGCGTCGTAGTAGGGTCGGTAACCGTAGAACTAAGGTCAGTTCCAGAAGTCCCCAAAGTAAGGGCGGATACATAAGTAACAGTCCCGCCAGAAGTGATGGGCGCATTAGACGCGGAAGTAACACGGCCCTTATCATCAATGGTTACCACAGGAACCTGCGTCGATGACCCGTATGTTCCCGGCGTTACCGCTGTATCCGCAAGGCTAAAAGTGGGGTCACCAGACGCCCCTGTTCCATTGGTAATGTCAATTTCACCGACAGTTCCGGTCAAAACCCTCGGAACTACCGTCCCATTATTGGGAAAAGCCGCAAATCCTGCCCCAGAAACATTAGCCAGCGAAGAAACAATCCCATCTAGGCTAATTGTGGGGTCACCGGCCTGCCCATCCCCATCTGCTATAACGAGTCCAGAGCCGCTTACAGCGATTTCTCGCGCAATTACGGTATCTGAGTCCGTTTTTACCTGAAAACCCGTTCCTGAGCCGTTTAAAGAAGCCGCAGCGCCCTGCAAAGACAGGCTTATGGTCGATTGTGCGCCGTTATCGGTCACCCCAATACCAAAAGTGCTGGAAAGCGCCCTGCTATTTGGCAGGGTAGGCTCCTGATTGACCGTAATGAACGTCTGAGTCTGGGACGGAGAGCCTGCAATTGCCCCAGTGGTAGTTCTGACGGTAATCCCATCCTGCACAACAGGAACAGATTCAGCCCCAGTGAGAGGCTGCGCCGCAGGCAGATCAGTTATTTTTACGTTTGCCATTATTCTGAGGACGGAGTTACGCGCAATCCATCAAGATTGCCGTCAGTTTGAACAATTCCACCACTGGTATCGGTGGAAATCACATAACCACCATAATCCCCAGTGGTCAAATTATTCGGATCAGTCGCAACACTTACATCCGGACGCGGGAAACGTATGGTAATTCGCTCAGTTTGTCTTGCCGGAAGCCGGTAGGGGTCTTTCTGGTCAGCGCATCCCTGAGCGCACACCAACAAACCGGGAAAATTTGGATCATTCCTCGCTTCCGCGTGCGGCCTCTTCATCTTGCATCTATCGCAGATAAAGATTGCAATATCAGAAAGACCATGTGTATCCAAAAAACGGGGCATTTTTTACCCTATTTTGTGTATACCGAAATATTCGGCGCGAGGTAAATTGGCGAACGATCTCTCTCTTCAGCTTCCGCCTGCGATAGATACATATCTGCCATCTTTTCAAGATAAGCAATACGTTCCATAGGCACCCCCGGCAACTCCAGCGCCATCCTGTGCGACAACATCATCACAGTAGCCTCATACCACCGCTGCGGAACTTCCAGTTGATTCTGTAGTGCGCCTACATCCTGAATCTGCCGCGAATACCAAACCGTCATCTGCACAAAAGGATCAGACGGAGTAGGCCACAAATAGATTTTTGACTGCGGAATTGTCCGGTCAAACCAATATTGGAAAGGCTGATTTGCCGTGAAATTCTTATTCGGCAGATTCGTGTAATCATCACGATTCAGCCGCGCCATAGTAATCTCTGTGCTGTTGTTACCAACGTAAAACTCGCGCAGAGCCAGAATAGTGCCGTTATAAGCACGAATACGGTAATACTGGCAGTTCTGACCGGGGTCAATGTCATACCATAGCCACTGATTGTCAGTAACCGTAATAGTCCCAACATCTTCTAGGGCATACCAGCTACTACCATCCGTTGAATACTCAAGCACAAAAGACCAACTGGCACTTCCAATATTTGCCACATAAGGCAAAACACCAATGGATCCGGCATAAATCGGATTGTTTTGCCCGTAATTAACACCTATCGCCGCGTTCGCAATGGTTTGCTGGCAATAGGTATCAGTAGCACTGTCAAACGCATTGACAGTCATCCCACCACCAGTATTGATGTAAGCGCCAGTAGAATTAGGCGTAGGACGATTCATACGCCGATACAAGGCATTCAATACATCATTTGCCCCTACAGGCAATTCGTAGATATATTGATTGGCATTAAGGCCAAATACCTTCTTATCAATAGCCCAATACTGGATGCCAAGATTGATAAGGTTAGAAAGCAGGAAAAACAGGCTCTCCCTTGCGGATACCTGTTGCTCAGAAGTCAGTTCTTCAGCGAGTTTCCCGCAGCGACGAGCGCCGTGATCTATAAGCTGTTGAACGTCAATTACGGTTTGCCCAACAGTTCCTGATGTAGCCATGTATTCATCCCTCTACCAGCCCGGACATTTCCAACGTCGTAATGAGGCTTTTGCCCTCGGTGCGTCGCCTGAAGAGTGCTTCACGACCCCCGACATCCGGGCGCAGAATGAATCCTTGCGAGAACCGCCTTGCGGTTGAGGTGCCTTAAGATGGCTACCTGTCTCCCTATTATACTTTGCCCTACCCTTCGCCGTAAGCCCAGCGCCGCGATCCACAGACAGTTTTTCCCCGCGACCAACAGACAAAGAAACGCCGCCCTCTTTCATCTTGGCAGTCTTTGCCGCTTGCTTAAAAGCATCTGCAGTCGGCGCACCAGCAGACCCAACCTTACGCATTTTTTCCCCAGAACCATGAGCAATGCGCTCACGCTTGGCATGGATATTTGCATACAAACCACCGCCATCTTTCTTATGATCAGGCAGCTTCTTGTAACTTTTAGTGGCTTCTGCAAACTCTTTACCGACAGATGCGGGAATGCCGGTTTTCTTTGCAAACTTAGGACTATGAGCCACAGCCTGCATCAAACGATATTGGGCTTTAGATTTGGCTGGCATCATGCCACCGGATTTACATAATGCTTCACCATCTCCAGAACAACAGAGTATGTATCTCCAGCAGATGCATCAAGCGTAGTAAATGTAATTGCCCCATCTTTGCCTGTGCCTGCATTGTTAATCAAACCTCCAATTTGAGAATAATCTTGCGTATAAGCATTATTCTGAGGAATGGTTTCAATGACTACAGGCGTAGTAGCCTTCCATTTCAATTGAACTTCCATGCCATGCGTAAGCGCGGTAATTTTAGTGATTGTAACCCCATCACAAGCGCCACCCGCAGCAGAAGGATTCAATGAAGCAGGATTTACCTTAACAACATTAGTTTCGCCAGTTCCATCGCTAGAATTCGTAAATTTCATGATGGCAACACGTTCGCCATCCATAATAGTTTGAGACGCAACAGCATCTGCCATAATTCTCTCCTAAAAAGCAGGGAGCCGAAGCCCCCTTGCTTTATTTAGCTTTACCGCCCCAGCACATCCCGCCGCGTTTTTTAAGACGCAAGTCTTTCATGAAGTTTTCGTGACCCTTGTTGGTATCACGATCCATCTTTTTCTCTTGCATTTCACGGCGCATACGCTCAACCTGAGCAGGCGTAGGGACATCCGTAGTTACGCTTTCCTTCTCGACAGTAACAGAACGAGGAGGCATAGCACCACCAACAAACTTATGCTTTACATGACCACCTTTTTTGAAGGTGCCGGAAAGCTGGTTGATGGCAACAGGCGGGGTGGGTTTTTTATGACCCTGCGGCATCTTGACGGCGCGTCCGCTATTTTCTACGCGGCCACCGTCAGCATACTTTTTTGCCGCACCACCTTTCTTGTAACCACCGGCATTGCTTTTCTTGACTTCGCCAGTCGTGGTATTCGTAACGCCCGGATGCGCCGTCGTCACATTACCATCAACATAGCTAAGACCACCCTTGGCTTTGCGCTGAGCCTTGCCGCCATGCTTGTAGCCGCCAGCATTGCCCATCTTCACATCGCCAGTTTTCTTGGCAGAATGATCCGGCTTGGCTTCGTGCATCTTGGTATTGCGATACTCGCCACCCTGATCTTCGGTGTTGATGATGCCCGACTTAACAGCACCGCCTTTCTTATAACCACCGGCTCCCATAGCAACGCCGCCAGTCTTCAGTTTCAGCTTGGTGCCTTTGCCGCCTTTATGCTCTTGAGCATCGTGCTGTTTCATGGCTTTCTTGATCATGGCTTTATCTTGCGCCATGTCAGCCTTGCCGCCTTCCTTCATAACAGGGGCAGGCATAGCGCGACGCGCACCAGCCATCATCGCAGCGCGACGAGCAGCCATTGACGGCTTGGCGGGAACACGAACAGGAGCGTTAACAACAGGACGCCCAACCATAGCCGGAGTCCGCGCCAAAACATCCATAGCGCCGCCATCAACTTTGTGCATGGGCTTGTAACCATGCTCAGCTTTCGCAGTGGCTTTCTTGTTAACGTGACCACCCTTCTTAAGCTTCAGAACAACCGAAGGCTCAGAAGATTCCATCTTCAGGTTATATTTAAACTGACCCATGTTGGTCTCCTATTAAGCCTGCGTTACGCCAAGAGCGCCAGCGCGAGTAGCATTCGGGCCACACTGAATCGCGGTCAGAAGAATCGCAACAACCAGACGCTTTGAACCATCACAAGCAGAACTCGGCACAACAGTGCCTCGCACATCGCCAGTGGTCGTGGTAGCAGTCGTGGCGTCAGCCACAACAACCGTAGCAGCATCTTCAGCCAGCGCACCATTCCAACCACAACGAGCAATATAGCCCTTGTTGTTAAAACGAACCGGAGAACCAATAATGTCAGTCGTGCCAACCGTAATCGCAGTGCTGGTGCCGCCGCTTACCGTAATGCCGGTAATCTGAAAGAAAGCCTTCAGACCGTTAACCGTCGAACCGGCAGTGCAAGCAATAACTTCGCTCATCGCTTGACCATAATAGTCAAAGCCCGACACGGTAAAGTTACGAGTCGTAGCGAGAGCAGCGGCAGTTACCGACACGGCACGCGGAACATCCAGTTGATATGCGGTCGCGCCAGAATTCAGCACAACAGCAGTAACGCCAGCGCCTGCAGTCAGGGTCAGCGAACCGGCAGCAGCCGGAGTAGTCGAGGTGACAAGGTTATTAGCAGCCTTGGCAGCAGGAACCGTATCCCAAACGTAAATACGTCCTACAGGGCCAACGCCCAAATCCATCGGAGAGGGATCACCCAACGCAGAGTTGGTATTGACACCCATGTAAGTCTGGGCAGTACCCAGAAACAAATCATCGCTAAATTGCGGCATATCGTTTCCTTCTTGAAAAGTTTAACGAGAGTAGTGCGGGGGTTTAAGGCACCCCCGCATAGCCCTTATTGCTTAGACGCCAGCAGTCCCGAACATCGCTCGCGGATCCGTCCAGCCCACCGTATAACGCTCAGTGGCTTTGTAACGCATCGAATCCGTTTCAAAGTCACCTTCCATGGTCTTTTCAAGACCACGGCGCATCATCAGCTTCATGCCTTCCGGAGCATCCGTCTGCACCCACCATGCCGAAGCATTGGTAAGACGCGACAGAACCGCAGCGCCTTCGTCCAGCAGGCCAATCGACTTGATCGGATTCAGGTCGTTGTTGGCAGTGCCAGTACGCAGAACACTCTTCAGCAGAACTTCCGCTTGGAAGATGTTGCCCGGAGCCACCACCAGTTGACGCGGCACAAGACGAATCTTCTTGCCGTTGTTGTCAACCGCTTGGCGAATCTGGATCAGCATTTGTTCCAGCGAGGTTTGCGAAAGGTTAGCAGCAGTCGTCAGCAGGTTGCTGAAGGTGCCGTTAACAATCGGGTGAGCATTGCTGTTCAGTTCCACACCGTCACCGCCCGGATACGCGCTGTTGAACGCACGATTAAGCACGTTTGCCGACAGCGTTTCCTTCGTCTCAATCAGCGACTGAGCGAGGTGTTTGGCATAAACCTGACCAATACGGATGTGGTCACCATCCTCAACCAGCACTTTCGTCAGCGCGAAGGCAAGGCCATACACGTTGTAGACGTAACGCTGGAGGAACAGCACACCACCTTGTTGATACGTGACCGGAGTGCCATCAGGCAGTTGCGGTGCAGCACCAAAACCGTAAAGAACCGGCTCTTCATGGTAGTTACGCGGAATGCCTTGTTGTTCGCGGAAAACACGCGACCATTCGTCGGCACGTTGTTCATACACGCCATCGAAGCATTCGTTGAGGATAGGCTCAACAATACTACGAAAGTCAGTGCTTCTCATCGGAGCAGCCATGTTCTAGCCTCCCTTAGATAGCATTAACGGACGCATTGAACTGCGACTCGTTAATGGTTACGCGCACAATCGTGTACGCATCGCCCCAAGCATTGTCGGGATAGGGTGCCAGATCACGAATCAGCATTTGCGCCGAGTTACCAGCGCCAACGAGAGACGTTGACAGGGTGCATTGCGACAGACCAGTAGTGGTCGAGCCAGCCGTCGTGTTCGACAGGTCAGCCATATCACCAACAGCCGTTTGTGCCAGCGAACCAGCAGCCTGAATTTCATAAACGATATTCGGATCGTTGTAGAAATACGCGACGCAGGAACCGGCAACATACGCCGTATTCGCAGGCCAGTAGTTGCTGACGCGACGACGACCAGTCGTATCAGTCCACTCCACACCAGCGAAAGCACCTTGAAACGCATCACCAGCCGCCGCCACAACAATGTTGCCACTGCTGTTCAGCTTGACAGGTTGCCCTTTGAGAATGTCGGTGTTATAAGCCGACGCAATTCCGTTAGCCAGCGCCTGAGCGCGATCCAGACCAGAAGGATGGAACGCAGGACGCAAACCGAACGGAGCATTAGTTGCAGACATATCAACTCCTTTCTTCCCTACCCAGCAAATGCCGGAGCAGGAATCGGTTTATCAATTTCGCCTAGACCTTCGCCTTCTATCGAACCCAGACTCTTCCCTGAACTATCGCGGCCCTGCATCTGCTCAGCTTGAACTCGGATCTTTTCCGCGTCTTCAAGAGGAGCATGATGGTGCATCTCTGCCATCACTTCCTGATAAATATCCATAGGAAGCTTGTAGAGAAGCATTTCATTGCACGCGATATAACCATCGTGTTGACCAGACTTTACGCGATTATTCTCAAAACCCGGTATCTCATCTGCTTTCACAGGCACATATCCGAGTCGGATTCGCTTATCAATACTGTCATACGCATTGGTCGTCGATAACCAGCAAAAGTGCCACCCCGGAATCTCCGGAACGGCAGGCAGCGCACGTTGTGTCCATTCATCCTTCCACATCTTTCGACGCTCTTCGGACGATACGAACTTGTTCTCCGGTGCCTCACGAACTGAGTCATGATTAGCGCGGGTTTCGCGCCCACCGGCAGTCAAACTTTTCTTAAGACGAGAATCCATTTGTTATCTCCTTTGGCGTGCTTCGTTAGCGTATCGTTTAATCATCTTGGCGCGAAGCGCGGGGTCTTCCCACATTCCGGCATCTTTCATGGCGCGGACTTGATCCGCTGATAGCGTAAACGTGTTACGCCCTCCACTACTTGCTGCACTTTCGCGTCCCGATCCCGTAACAGCACTCCTAGGTCTCTTGACAGATGGTTTCTCTTCTGCTTCATCAGTATAGCGATGTGGTAGCCTACTTTGCAAGCGATTGTCAAGTTCATCCCAATATTCAGGAGAACGCGGGTCATACCCTTCTGCAATCAGACCCTCATCGACTACCTTGGCAATCTTTGAGTCAACATCCTTAGTCTGCGGGTCATACCAGTCGTTACGCTCCATCCAAGCTGCAGCATTACGCTGAATCGCCAAATCAGGCGCAATCGGCTGCTGCTTCGGAGGCTGCGCCGCCTGCTTTCGCAGATTCTCCAGCGCCTCAACCTTCTGCCGAGCGTCATACCACATCTCCTGAGCATTAGCCATCGCCTCGCCATCATTGGCAGACGCAGCCTCAGCCATCTTCATCTTGGCATACTGCAGGCGGACTTGATGATCCTCAATCGCCTTGTCAACTCGCGCCAACTCAGAACCATGCGTCTTCTGTTCCACCGCAGACAAACGCTGCAGCAACTCCTGATTTTGACGCACTAACTGATTGTATCGTAAGTCTTTTTCGGCTTGTTGCTGACGATGATACTGCTTTTTCAGCTTGCGCTTCTCTCGACGCGCAGCACGAATAGCTTCGGTATCGTCAGGATGATCTTCGCCACCATCGTCCGGAACCTCGCCACCATCAGCCTTCTCTTCGGCTTTCTGCTCAGGCTTATCTTCGCCCTCTGCTTCTACCTCTGGTATCCCTTCGACAGTTACGCTGCCGTCTTTTTGCTCTTGGACTACCAGTTTTTCGTCTTCTGCCTGATCTACAGGCTTTTCGGTTTGGTCGGACATAATTAAACCTCCATCCAATCATTTGCCATCAAATCACCCTGTGATGCCAGCCACGGCACAATTGAACCTTGCGCGTTTCTGATATCAATATGCGGACAATAATCAATAACAGTCCCTTCAGGATAGATGCCAAGTAATGGAGCGCGATTTACAGTAAAACGACTACCGGGAACTAAAAACACAAATTGCCCAGCGCCATTCCAACCTTTTCTAGCGACTTTTTTACCATCCTTAATGGCAAGCAATGCCGCACTAAAATCCATCATCGTTTCGTTCATACGAAAGCCTTCACGGTAAGGGGATTGCCCGTAATCTTGGCAACAATCTCATGGTCATTAAGAATCAGGAATTCAACCTTGTCTTCCTCATCCTCGGCATCAGGCAACTTCACTTCCCAGCGGTCACCTGTCCACTTGGGACACCGCAGGTAGTCACCTTTCTCACACCACGAACCTTCAGGCCACGGCTCCATCGTATCGCGCTTCTTGAACGCCAGCGGCCCAATATCGACCACCTTGCCCACTACGTTCTGAACCTTTTCCGTCTCTTTTGTTTCCGTTACCAAAACGATACCAGAGGAAGTCATCTTCTTTTTCGGCTTGCGAAGCTGAACCAGAATACGCGCTCCCAACGGCTTAGCGCCCGGATCAATCTCCGGAAACGCTTCCTTCAACTCTTCATTCATTTCCATCATCATCTTCCTTCAATAAGTTATCAAGGATCATAAGAGCTTCTTCAAGCCCTGCATGATGACCAACAAGACGACAGTAAGAATCGTAATCAACCGCTGTTCCAGCAGTCAGAGAACGGCTTATTTCAGCCTGACGAGCCTTAATACCGCCAATAAAGTCTTCTACATAGCGCATTATTTATTTTTTTCTTCAATCCCTTTCTGGCTGTCGCCTTTCGGTTGGTAACTGGTGCCATCAAGCTTCTCGCCCTGAGCAATACGCTTGTGTTGCGGCACCTCAATGCTCTTTTGCTCTTTGTCGCTGGTTGCCATGTCAAACTCCTTTGTTTAAGTTACGTTGCAACTCATTTTGCAGGGCAATAGCAGATTCACCCTGTTCCTTCTTCAACCGAGCAGCATCAACCGTCAAATCCAGCGTCTTCAGCCGTTCTTCAGTCAATAGCTTCTCGGTATTCTGTGCAGCCTCAAACTGCTGTTTCTTGTCCTGCTCAGCCATATCCTGCTGCATCTGAGCCTGTTTAAGCTGGATATCAGCCTGATCCCGCTGCGCCCGACGCTGCGTCTCAGCCATAGAAGCCTGCAGCACAGCCTGAGACTCACCATCCATCTGGGGCTGCGGTTTGAACTGCTGCGCCATCTGAGCCATTTGCTGAATCGTCTGCATGAACGGAGCCAGAACCTCTTTTGTGTCCATCGTAACGTGTTGCGCCGCAACCGCTACCACACGATCAATCTCAGCCGCCAGTTTCGAGTCTTCATACTTCTCTTTATCCAGACCCGCAGGCTTCAAGGCATACGTCCGAACAGCCTGCGTATACCAAAGCATCATGTGCTGCTTCAGATGTTCCAAAGCTGCAGGCACAAACATCGGTGCCATGATGGGATTCGACCCCAGCATCGGATTTTGGAAGAATTCCAGATGCGACCGGATGTGTGCAATATGATCCTGACGCGGATACGCGACCGCAGGATGCCCCATTACCATCGCCGCATTCTCATCTGCAGCATTCAATTCAATAGGTTTGCGATATTGCGGCATCAATTCATCAATATTCGGCACCTTCAACTGTCTCAGCGCCCTGCCAATCACCGCACGCTGGTCAAACAACTGCGGATACTTGTCGGCCAGCGACAAAACAGCCTGAGTCTGCGCCATCCGCTGCGTTTCCGAGAAAATGTGCGGATCCGACACCGGAATTACGTCACCATTACGCTGAAAATCCTTCCGATGAATAGGCAAATCGGCAATTACGTCACCTTTCTTCTGCTCATCCAGATACCAGCGGTTAATACGCTGCAAAACCATCAAAACACGCGCTTGTGATGCGTGTAAACGAGCATGAATAGCCGAAAATACCGCCGCACCCTGCTCAATCAACGCCTGAGTCGTGCCAACAGGCGCATTGTTGGTGATATCAGCGATTTTTTCCTCGGAAGTCGTAATAACTCCCTTAGCCGCAGTGCTGAGCCACCCCAAAAGCTGGAAAAGCACAGCAGAAGGCGGGTTAAACGGCATCGGCATCGCCACAGAACGGATGTCATTCACCCCCGGCCCAGCCTCAACCTCGACTACCTGAGTGACCTCAACCTGCTGGGACTGCCCTGACATCTTGCCGCCCTTAAGCTTGAGCATAGTAGCAGCGTTATTGATATGGGCAGAATCAAGCAAAGCACGCAAAGCACCAGTAAGAGCCGCAGACAACCCTCCAATAAGCTGAGCAAGACCAATCGCATAAGCACCACGCCACGGAATAAACTTAAATTCAATGATCCAGTCCAGTTTGGTCAGCGTTTCATCGCCTTCCTCCCAGTTCCGGTAAAGACCGATAACTTCCATATCGTTCTTGTCGATCATCAGGATATACGGAGCCATTTCCCCCTTGGAATGCTTGTCATCCTCCAGTTCCAGCCACGTATAAATGTGGAAAACCCGCCGAAGACCATCCTCATTGTCCTGATATTTCTTGCCCTCGACCTTCTGATTCGCCTTCTCCGCATGGCTTTCCTCCGGCTCAAGCGCCGCACGAATGATGTCTACATCTTTATACAGCCCTCGACGGATGCGATTCTTGAATTCCCATTCGGAAATGTCCTGAACCTCAGTAACACGCTGCGCCGTGTAGAAAGAAACCGCCGAAAAAGGCAGATATACGTTGTCAATCGGCAGGAATTCAGCAGCAGGACGCTTTTTCTGGTCGTCCCAATACAGTTTCAGGAACTGCGATCCACCCAGAGGCAACTGAGTCAGCATCTGTTCCTGCTCATCGCGGAACTCTTCAATCTGTTCCGTCAACTGCCAGTTCAGATAATCCTTCTTACGCTCGGCAACTTCAGTCTTTTCCTCGTTAACCTCGCCAATAATGTTGGTGCGGACAGGGCCATCCGGCGGGAAAATCTCTTTAATTGCCCTCGCAGCGAAGTCAATACACGCTTCCGTCATCGCCGGATGCACAACCTTGCTCGCACCCATGAAAGTCGCACCACCGGGTGCATCATTCCCCATACCAGTCCGCTTGATACCTTCTTCATACTGCTTGTCGCGCTCACTACGGGCATCTTTGTCCTTTTCCAATAGGTCAAGATACCGAATGGCAAGGCTGCTCAACTCCTGAAGATCATAGCTTTCTGCCATGTTCTCGTAGAAATCAGGAGCCTCTTCCGGCCCCTTGTAATCTTCCAGAGTGACAACAGCAGAACCATCCTCCAGTTCTTCCACCTCTGGCGGCGCTTCTGTCAATTCCACTTCTGCGCCACCATCTGCGTTGATGGTAATGCCCTCAATGTTGCGACCGTAATCTTGCGGAATAGGCATCTCAGCCATGATGTTTCCTTAGTTGTTTATTTATTACAGCAAGGCGCATGGCATCCATGCTCACAGCGCCACCACGCTTCATAGGCTGCTCAGGAACCTCTTCCTGAGGCGTAGCCAGAGTCCCTGCGCCTACCCCCGCAGGGATAGCCTGATAAAGCGGCTGGCCTCTTCCTACGATGTCTTCGCGCATTTGCGGAGTGATGTCGAAAGAGTGAACCGGAATGTTTTCATTTTTGAATGAATCAAGCAGGGCATTACGTTGCGTTTGATCCATCGCCAATACTTCATCTTTTGAAACTAAACCCTGACTAATAGCATCCTGAATGGACGAAATAGGCTGCTTTCTCGGCACAGATAATTCATATTGTTTAACATTAGCGCCCCATTTCTTACCGTAATCGTTCAGGAAAGAGGGAAGCATCTTGTCGTAGAAGCCTTCCATACCCTCGCCGCCAACCTTTAAATCAAGATTAGAAAGCGTCATAGAACCTTGACGCATACGGGAAGTACCCTCATAAGGCGTGCCGACATTATTCATGATTTTGTCAGCCATTTCTTTGCCAACATACTCTGCAATATCTTCCTTTGGAATGTCTTCTTGGTGAAGATTGGCTAATCCTGATTTTTTGTCAGTCCCGATAATGCTGATCGTTCCATCTTCATTGTGCTTGTAAGAGATCTCACCGAAATGTTTACTTAGATCATAACGCTTGGCCTGCTCTGCTCCCGGTGTAATAAAAACCCTGTCGTAACCCTTTTTAACAGCATCATCAAGCAACCGCTTCATTACCAGTTCGTGCCAGTTCTGTTTAAAGGGAGCGTCTGGAACCTTTTTATGCTGCGTCTCAGGCTGTAGCCTATTCATTACATCAGCCCATTCTTGCTTTTGTTCTGGCGTAGCATTAAATCCATAGGATTCAATTTCAGCACGACGCTTATATAAAGCATTCCGTTCTTCAGGCGGTAATTGATAGCCCTTTTTCCTTCCCTTCTGATGCCAGTCTGACTGAATCTCTTCCACATGGAGGATTTTCTCCCCATTAGGGCCAGTCCTGTCAGATACCCTAGCGTGCGCTAGGATGTTGGGTTCTTCATAGTGGGAGGATTTAAATCTTTGGGCAGCAACATTTTTAAAGTTTTGTTCATTCGCTTCGTATGCTGATCTAGCATCTGCAAGCATTGAATTTGCCTTGTCAGTTCCCATTGCTTGTCGCAAAAGATTAACGGAATTCGGATTTCCACTACGGGCAGACTGAACAATCTCAATAGATTGATATCTTTGCAATCCGCTATCATTTTCAAATTCGCGCAACAAGTTTATCATTGTGTCTTGCTTGGCTTTTTCAAACAATTCTCTATTTGTATCTTTCTCCGGCAGCATCAGCTTTATCTCGCGGTAATTCTTCCCGCCCGGTAACTGATAATCCTCATACTTTGTAGTCCCCCCCTCCAGCTTGCCAGCGTAGAACTCAGCATCGTCATAATCACGAAAAGACTTCACGACATTGCTGTAATCATCAACAACGTCATACCTGTCGTTTAGTTCATAATTCTCTACGCGATACCATGCTTAAGAAGGCCCCATCACCACATTCT